GGCGTTGGAACGTAGGTTGGGGTTGGCGTATCTGAGCTTGATGGCCGTAAAATCCGCCATATCCACCACCATATCCACCGCCAAAGCGGGGTGGCATGGGCTGAGGCATGGGCTGAGGCATGGGCTGGGCAACGCCACCAAATAGACGTGGCTCAGGACCCGTATTGACCAGGGGTTGCGGAGGCGTGTTGAGTGCTGCCATTCTCGACGGCGCGGGCGCAGGGCCACCAAACTTTGTGGGGTCGGCGTTGTATTGCTTCGCGATCTCTAAAGCCTCTGGGTTTTGTGCGTACATTTCGTCCAGTTTTTTATAATACCCGCTATCGGTACTTCCGCCTGAGCGCATGCGGCCCGTTACGGGGTCTGGTCCGAAAAAAGCCACATCTTGCGATGAAACTCTAGGCTTTTCAGGCATCTGAAATCCCCGAGCCGCAAGCACTTCTTCCAAAGAAAGCGGTGTAGGCCCACCAGATGCCCTAAGCTGCCCACCAGGCAGCGCAGGGGGCAAAGCAATTGACAGCGTGGGCTGGATATACGGATTGGGCCGGGCATCCGGCCTGGGCAAGACATCCGATCTAGGCTGGACATACGGCCTGCGCACGGCTTCAGCTATATGAAGCCTCGAAGGCGGTGGCGCTGGCTGCAGCGAGGGCTGCGTAGGAGGCATGTAAGCAATTTGTTGGTCTCGTACTCTATCTGGCGTAGGCTGCTCCATTTCGCGATTGATCATGGGTTCACTGGGTCCTACACGCCCATCTCGATACTCCTGCAAAAAGAAAGACTTCTCCATAGGCAAAGGCATAATCGTTTGCCGAAACTCATCAGGGTTGTTTCTTTCGTACTCCATTCGTCTGCGTAGCTCTGCCGGAGTCATATGAGAAAAGGGGTTATTTGGATCATAATCACCCCTTCTGTTGCGTAGCTGCCCAAGAATCGGCCCTAATCTCATTAGTAGATTCCGCTGAACTTCTTACCACGTAGAGCCGCACCGCCACCGCGCATTTCACCTGCACCATAAGGCTTAGGTGCGCCTGGATTAGCAACAGACTCCGTCTTTGCGTAATTCACAGTGCCTTGGTCTTTGATAGAAACTTTGCTATCTGAAACCTTGGGCTGAGGGAAACTTGTTTGACGCTTGATCATGACTTCTTACCTTTAGGTGCTGATTTCGCCTTAGCCTTTGGCGCAGCCTTTTTAGACGCAACCTTGGCTTTGGGCGCTGCTTTTTTCTTTGGCGCAGCCTTTACTTTGGGCTTAGCCACCCCTTCAGCGTTTGCTTCACTTTCTGAAGTAGATTCTTCCAAAACTCTTTCTTGAACAGGTTCTGGTGCTGTTCCATTTCGTAACGCCTCTTCAGCTTTGTTTACAGCTTTTTGAACTGCTGCCATCTTCTGTCTTACTGAACTCATTGTAAATCCCTCTTTCGATTTACCTACTAAAAAAATCTTTCGCAATATTCTCTGCTGTTTTAGCCATTTGAGCGGATCTCTGCAACCCTATTCGCTCACGAGCTACATCATCTTTCATCTCAGCTAACTCTCGCTGCAAGTCCATGCGCTCATCCGCTACGTCAGCATTGTTATCAATTCGCTCAGATTCAAGCTCAATACGTCGATTTGCCTCATCCGCCTTACGCTGCATATCGGCTTCCTTGATATCAAGCTCACGATCACGTAACTGGACTAAAGGATCTTCTGGCTGAGCAGGTGCCAGTTGAGGCAATAAAGCTTCAGACAACTGCGTCGATATCTGAGCAACCTTATCTTCCATAATCAACTGCATCTGCTGTTGCATCTGCTGCATCTGCATCTGAACCTGCTGCTGCATCATTGGGTCCATCTGCGCTTGTTGTTGCATCTGCTGCATCTGCTGCTGCATCTGCTGGATCTCAGGGTCTTGTTCCGCCATCTCACGAGCCTTCAAATCAATATGCTGGTAAATGTGAGACTGAATCATGCCAGCAAGTTGCTGTTGACCAGGCGGTACATTCTGAATCAAAGGCGACTTAAACAACGCAAGGTGCGAATCAATATGCGCGTCATGATCTTGTTGCGGGAATGCCTGTGCAGGCTGACCCTGCAAAAACATTGAGTTCTCTATCGCAGGAGATGCAGGTTGTGGTTGCGGAGGTGGTGGCAGTAACTGCTCTACCTGCTGCACACCCATCGCCTCATACATGCGTCGATAAGCCTCATATATGCCTTGAGGACCATGGATCTGTGGGTTCGACTGAACCATCTGCATCATCTCTTGAGCAAGCATCACACGCTGGCTCATCGAGAAAATATTAGGATCAGACACAGGAATGATATCAATACGATCATCAAAATCCTGCGCCATCAATTGTTGCTGACCACTGGCAATCTGATAGGGATAAGCCTTGATCGGAGACTCTTTAATCACCCGCGCAAGAAGGTTGAACTCAACACGCTGGCTGTAATGCATACGCTTATGTATCGCGCTCATTACCTTCGTGCCACGCTCAAGTAACGCAATCGTCGTGCCTACAGGCGCTTCTTGATTACCATCACCAATCTGCATGTCACCAACAGACGCAAACCTACGGCCAGCATCGACCAACATGCCCAGCAACTGAAGCAGCGTGCCACTTGGCTCCTTGAACGGTAGCGGCATCAATGCATCGCGCAATGACCCACCCGGCGCATCCATGTCCCTAAACTCACCAGGCTGCAGCGGCACATCATTATCACGAATACGAATACCGCGAGCCTTAAACCCTGCCGGCAAGTTCGCCAACGTACCTGCATCAATCAACTGACGAAGAATCGAGGTGGATGCCTGAGACAACCCACCAATCATGTGCGTTAAACCAAACCCATAAAAACCAACACCAGGCAAGAACTTGTAGTGCACAAAATAATCAATGCGACGGCGCATGTTGTCCGTCTCTACATAGTTCCTGCGAATAGATAAGATCGTGTTCTGTTTGGGTAGTAAAGTAACAATGTACGGCAGCTTGATCCCAGTATCTTTACCCTGCGCGTCCTTATCCTCAAAACCAGGGATATCAAGCTCTACATGAACCTCGAGAAGCTCTGCCTCATAATCACTAGAACTACCCGAAGACTTAACGCCCTGAAGCTCATCAATCTCTTCTTCAATGTCATCTGACGAATAAGACGCATCATCAGAACCAGAAGACAACTTGGTCTTTCGATAAAACCCTGTCTGCTGAAGCTTGCGAACCTCATTCATCGACATGTCAATGACATGCGTAATACGCACCGCATTATCAAGACTTGTCGTACCGTAAGGAACAATCAGCTTCTCAGAAGGAATAAAACGAGAAACAGGCCGACCTAAAGACTGGTCAAAGTGAACCTTGCGAAACGCACTACCAGACAACGGCAAATAGAAAAGCAACTGATCAGTCTCAGGATCGTATTCCTTCATCTCCTGAGTGATTAGATAATTCATGAACTCTTGAACACGAGCCGCCTGCAAATCCGTCTGAGGCGTAGCAAACCCAACCACAGTCGTCTTTACAGGACCACCAGCAGGCAACATCTCCTTGTACGCCTGCGCCTGAAACTGCGTAACAGATTCCGCCAAGAGAGGATGAATCACGCCAGAAGCACCATCAAATGGCTCCGTGCGGTCCTCAAACTTCATACCCAAGAACTTCAAGCCCTCAGTGTATTGGTCAACCCACTCCTTGCGAGAAGACTTGTCGTCATCAATCGAACCCATTAAGTCCGAATAAATTCGACCTAGATCAGCATCGTCAATAACTTCAGCAAGGTTAGCGTTGAAAGGAACAGGCATATCGCCCATGAGATCTTCCTGACCGAAGACCATAGTGCCGTCATCCATCAGCATGGCATCTTCATCATCCATGCCGTCAAATATCAAATCTTCTTCAGAGCCGTCAGCAAGAAGAATTTCTTTGGAGTTATCCTCGATATCAAGCTCGTCAATATCGATGTCATCTACGCCGCGTTCTATAGCCATGGCTTACTCTTTGTCTGCGCTCGTCTCAATTTGCGTATGCACTCATCTCAATCTTTGTCTGCATACAGATTGTCAAATATACGGTTCACATCTAACGTGTAATCTAAGTCCGACTTGCTGTAATGAATATGCTGAGACGGCTTAAAGTCAGGTGCCCCACTGCCAGTCTCAAACCACGCAGGATGAGTCACCCTCACCCTGTTATTTGGCAACGCTACTATATTTCCGGTCCACTCACCAGCATCTAATAACTCTAATACATGAGACTGCTTATGCTGAGCAGGATCATCCGCTATCTCATTCTCCGCATAGTCCACAGTGAATAGGTATTTTGCCGGGTATAAATCTCCATCAATTTTCGCCAACCAAGGACAAGGAGTACAACGATCAAGTACATACACAGAATGATGATAAGAAGAGCAATCCCAAGGCTGACAAGCCCATACCGGCATAGGCGTCGGCCAATCTTCAAGGGGGGTGTCTCCCACAAGCGCCGTAATAGGCATCCTAGCCCACATAGCACCTCCGTGTAGATTTGGCTCATCGTCACCGTCATCCGCCTCACAACCCGTAAAAATAACCTGGAAACTCAAACACCTCGTCGGCATCGTTGTAACCGCAATCACCATGGCGTGTAAAAACTCACCATGGTACTTCTCATGGTTGTGCGTGTATTCCCTTCTCACCCACGCCTTAAAATGCGGGATGTTGCTTTGCAAGTATGGCAATTAAAAAATGTCCTGAACATAGTCTAGTGCCTTTTCAACAAAGCTTGGCGGTTTTGGTTTCGCCGCAGGGGTCGGAAGCCTAACCCCAAGTTCCTTTTGTTTTTCAGGCGTTAAGTAGTTTCTGATATCGTCTTGTAAAGATTCAAGCTCTTCTAGACGCATTTTGTCTGCACCTATGGGGTAGTAACCATAGATATCAAATAAATCATCTCTGCTTTGCTTGTCTTCACTGGTAATTGGATTCTTTTTGGCCAAAGCATCCAAGTAATAGTGCCCTTCACGCACAAGCTTTCTGAGCCTGGAGCGTTTATCTTTAAGACGTTTATACTCAACGCGGCCCTCCACAGAATCTCGGTCAGCGAGATCCATCTCCTGATTTACCTCATCAAGCATGTCTTCTAAAAACGGTAGGCTTTGACCTCTGTGAAATAGTTCATGAGAAACCGTGTCTGCCACTTCATCTAGCCCACCAATACCAAGCTCTCTAGCTTCCGGGCTGGTTGATTGAAAGTATCTAATCTCATCAGGCTGCGGGTAAGAACCTTGGTAGAAATCAAGGCCCATGGTTCGATCTATTTTTCTAGCGAGACTATCAGCGTCTGCTTCTGGCAAATAGTATGACCCAGCCATGTTTGATGTGCGTTGCTCGTCGCCACCCATCGGCATCCCTTTAGGCTTGATAACAGCACGGCGACCTAGTGAGCCTTCTTGATTGCCCTGTCCTTGCATACCTAGATAAGGCAACAGCCCAAAAATACCGCCATACTGAAGATCTTCAGGAAGGCGATCCTGAACCTCACGCTCAAACTCAAAGTCGGCCATCTGCTCAGATGCCGCACGAGCTTCCTCAGTCAAGGCGTCCTCAATCAAGGCTTTGCGTCGTTTGCGTAGAAGGTCTTCTATCCCCACCTGGTTCCCCGCTTAGCGGCCATACCGCTACTTCATCGCTTTGCCGTAGCCACGCTTAGCCACGCCAACACCACGAGGCTTTGTTTTGTTTCGAGAACGCGCGGTCTTGCCTGTGATTGTCTTGGCAGCAGAAACCATGCCGCCTCTCTTCATTCCAGTAGTGGCCGTGCCCTCGTTGTTAAGGCTTAATAGCTCCTCTGTCTTTGCAGGCGGACGCTTCTTGTTCTTCTTCATGTAGTTGGCGTACTGCCTCAAACTCAAACCAGACTTGTCTAAATTTGTTTGAGTAATGTTCAAACGACCATCATCCAGGTACATGTTGTTACCCGTACCTATACGCTGCTTCTTCTTGGCCGGATCATCCTTCTTGGCCGAACCATTCTGCTTAGGCCGAGAGCCAGCTTTTGTTGACATACCTGCAGCCGCGCCACGAGTCTTGGGACGACGAACAAAATCAATCGCACCACGCTCCCCGCCAAACTTTTCATCCTCACCCAGTAGAGCACGAGCAAGAACACCGCCAAAGGGGCGGACCACCGCATCCTTGCCAAACAGAAGTCTACGTCGAGACTTGTTTTTGTCTGTTTTTTCCATTATTTCAGAGCCTTGCCGAACCCGCGCTTAGCAGCACCTACTCCGCGTGGCTTGCCTCTGCGAACCGCGCCACCCTTGGAGTAACCCTTCTTGGCCATGCCGCCAGCCTTGTAGCCTTTCTTCTTCATCATGCCGCCCTTGGCCTTCTTGGTAACGCCCCGGCCTTTCAAAATGTCCGCCTGCGTTACCTTGCCGTCACCCGTCAAGTCAGGAAAACCGCCAGCCTTCATGCCCATCGGCTTACGACCACCACGAGCGCCACCCTTAGACGCCATCTTGGATCGCATCATGCCACCGCCCATCTTCTTAACAGGCTTCTTAGCCTTCTTGGCCTTATACATCGCCGTTAAATCTTTAGCAGCCGCAGAGTCAGCCTTGGTTTTTGGCCTACGATCATACTTATCCACAAAATTCAGATAATCACGCAATGACAAACCAGTTTTGTCCAACTGCTCTCGCGTAACATTAGCCCTCTTTTCTCTGCCAGAACCAACATTACGCCTAACACCACCAGTCTTCCGAAGCCCTGTTAAGTCATCCCGCTCAGTGCCAGTCACCTTGGCCAAACCAGAACGCGGAGGGCTCGGCTTCTTCTGCTTTACAACATCAGCTTTAGGTGGCTTTGGCCTTGTGCTAGGCGGAGTAGTTGCTGACTTAGCGGTATCCTTGATTGGAGAGCTAACACCTTGAGGCTTCCTAGACGCCCTCTGCTCTGCAAGATCATCTAAACGAGATCTTCGAGTCCTGCCCGGGCCCCTGCCTCGGCGACGAACAGTTTTTACAGGTCGGTCTTCCCTTCTTCTGCCAAATCCTAAAAAGCCCATAAAGCCTCCGTTTAATAATATGCGCGCTTTTCTCGGTACACTTCATCCTCATCCTCGTCAGAATAAAGATTTATAAAGTTACCTTCCCTAAACCTTAATATAGCCTGCGTCGTAGTATCAACATAATCATCATTCGGCGCAAACGGAAATGCAGCACACTCCTCAATCACCTCTTCCGCAAACACACGATCAGGCGCCCAAACCATACCCGCCTCAAAAACAGGACTCACCGCGTGAACACGAGTCATCTTGTCATTACCCCTCGATGGCCGATAATTCACCACAGGAATACCCATCGCCCTCAACTCATGCGTCAACGGCGTACCACTCGCCTGCGCCTCAATCAACACCATGTCCGGCTGATACTCCGCATACTGCTCCTGAGCAACCGCCTTCAACTCAGGAAAATCCCAACGACCCTTCTGAGCATCCAACAACACAATCGCATCACCGCCAGGCGACATACCCGCATGAGATTGATCCGTCGGCCTAAATACACCCCAAGTCGTAATCGCACTATAGTCAGCCGTCTCCTTCTTAGAAAACGCCGTGTCATACGACTGAATCACATAGTGACAAATCGGCGGCTCATCATGCTCCCATAACTGCCACCAATCACGCTTAATAATCGCACCCTCTTCAGAAGTCGGATTCTGCTGATACTGCGCGTTCCACTTAGATACAGGAATCGACGCCTTAACCGCATCTAACTCCTCTCGCTTCCAAAACTCAGGCCACAACACATTGCCCGAATCCTCAAAAATCGCAGGTAACTCCACAACCTCCCACTGATCAGAATGCGTCTCCGTCTGCCGCGTCAACAAACGACCAGTCAAATCCGCCGTGCTCCACCGCGTCATCACAATCACAATAGCACCACCAGGCTGAAGTCGCTGCCTCGGACCCGACGTATACCACTCATAACAAGAATCCAACAGATTTATCGACATCGCATCCTGCTCAGAATGCGGATCATCAATAATCAATAAATCCGCACCCCTACCCGCTATGGCACCACCGACACCCGCCGCAAAATATTCACCCCCCTGGCTCGTCTGCCACTTCCCAGCACTTTTTGAGTCAGAGGCCAAGGATACCTTGGGAAAAATATTAGAATACTCATCCGTATCCATCAGGTTACGAACCTTACGACCAAAATTAATCGACAAATCAGCCGTGTGCGTCGTCTGCATGATCTTCATGTCCGGGTTCAAACCCATCACCCAAGACGGAAAGTAAATCGACGCAAACTCAGACTTCGTATGACGCGGGGGCATGTTCACAATCAAACGCTTTAACTCACCCTTAGCTACACGAGTCAGCTTGTCCGCTATGATCCGGTGATGATCACCCTCAATAAACCCCGGCCAAATATAACGAATGTACTCCATAAACGAGTCCTTCGCCTTGTCCTGAGTCTCCAACAACGATAACCGCTCCTGAAGCATCAAAATCTCTTTCATCTCGCCTTCAGGGAGGTGGCTTAAGTTAGTCATTTCTAATTTTCGTAAAATTATGGGTGGTGAACGTTATATATACACTACCACATACAGCATGCTGTATATGGGGGGCTGGGGGTCGCGACAAAGTCGCACCTTTTTTTGGGTCCGCGCCATAGGGTACCTATGCCG